TTAACATCCGTGCATCCTTCCTTTCTGGAAAAGAATGGGGAGGGGTTGCCCCCTCCCCCGTCAGTACGCTGTCACGGTGATGGATGTTTGCGCTGTCAGCGTCTCATCGGCGTACCGCAGCACAAAATCTATCGTCGTTTCGCCATTTCCGGCCGGGTTAATGGCATAGGTTCCCGTCAGCGTCCCACCGGGCACCCTGTCACCGATCAATTCGCCGCTTCGGAGAATTCGCGCCACGGCCGTGTCATTGATCGTGGCATTCAGCTGCAGCTGTGCCTGCTCGCTGTAATCGCCCGGCAGCGTGATCGTTACAATCACGTTTTTGGAGGATACTTCCGCTATTCTGAGTGCAGCAGGGCTCGAAATAACGGTCAGGTAGGGGTCGTTACCGTCGGGATTCCGTTCACCCGCAGGGTGCAGCTGAAGGGCACCAGGTCGGTGGCGTTGCCGCCGAAGTCCACAATGTCGGTGATGGTGCAGTCCGCCGTGATGGTTTCCACCAGCGTGGTGTGGTCGTAAATCTCCACTTTCAAGGAGGATTTGCGATCCTGGCCCAGCTTGTAGCGTAGGCCGGCGATATAGTCCTGAGCTGCGTCGCCGATCACGCGGTGACCGGAAACGGCGTATTCAGGCGCAATGCCGGTTACTTCGTTGTTCGCCCCGCCCAGGCCACACATATAGAAGGCCTGCTGGTTCTGCTCGTTCACGCTTGGGCTGATGCTCTCGATGCCGGCGCACAAGGGCGCATACGTCCACACGGGGGGCGTGGCGCTGGTAGCGCTGGTGCCGATGCTCATTTTGATTACCCATTCAGGATTCAGGTTCGGCATTTGTCAATCACCTCTCCAATAAAATTTGACTGACAGCGCCGAAGCCATCAGCCAATCGTTGTTTTGCTCCCTGCCGATCCGCTGGGGCAGGGTTTTATTCGATATGTCCTCGATCTCCCATCTCGCCGCGCTGGGGTATTCCTTCGCCCGGGTCAAGGCGCTGTGGATTTCGTTCATGGCGTCCGATACCGTTTTCAGGTTGTGGTGTTTCCCGTTCAGGGTCACATCCAGCGGGATCACGGTATTCTTGTCCATGTGCATGGTTTCCGGCGTGCTGGGGCCGATTTCGCAGGTCAGGCCCGGCCCTGTGGGCAGCGCGCCGCGGGTCACCGTGGCGAATGGCTGCGTTGCGTTCATCAGCCCGATCACGGCCTCCAGCACTTCATTGATTACGCTTGTCATAGATGCTCCCTCAGGGCGATTTGCGCCTGTCGCTCCCATTGCCTCATATGGTCGCGTTTTGCGGCCTCGCACCATTTCCAGGTTGCTTTCTGGTTCCCGTTATCGGTGTACGCTGTTCTGATCTCCCAATACTGCCGCCTGGCGTATGGCGTCTGCCAGATCAGCTTTCCCTTATCAAGTTCGGAGTGGATATAACTGGAGGCAATCAGCATACCCGTATCCATTTTGCAGTATTGATTGCAATCGTTCAGGATTTCATCGGCAAGCATGCCCATGCCCTGGTTGAACGCGTATTCGATCCTCGTTTCAACCTGGTGCCTGTTGATGATGATTCTGACAGCCATACACTCACCGCCTCAATACAGCCCGATTTCCCAGTGATGCAGTTGGTCTGTATCGTCACGCAGGCCGTCCGCCGTCGCCACGGTGTATTCAAACCCGCGCACGATCACGCGCACGTCCCCGCCCTTGTCGTGGGCAGCCTTCAAAAGCTGCGCCCAATTCAGCGCCGGAGAGGAATGGCGAAAATCAACAAACAATATGGAGGATAACTGCTGGTCGGTGTTGGTACTGGTTTTCACGATGCGCTCGGTTGGCTGCAGATGCACATGGTTCACGGTGTATTGCTCCCCGTATACTTGATTCTGGTACATGTCCACGCCCGTGCAAACCTTCACCGTGGCCGTGCTGCGCAGAATCCGCGCCGGGATGGGGTTCAGCATACGCATCCCCCCACCGCCGGCACCGCGGGATTCATCAGGCCGCTTTGCTCCAGGTACAAGGTAGCCATGGGGGAAACATTCCCCGCCATAGCGCCTTTGTGGGCTATCTCGCTGCCGCTTTTCCCGCTGATGCTCACTTTCCCCACCGTGAAGCCGCGTTCATTGCCGCCGGCCACGCTGTCCAGGCCATTGACGGCGAAGAAGTCCACCTGTGCGCAGATCGCTTTTTTCACCAGCGTCACCTGAAACGGCGTCAGGCTGGCGATTGTGTCCGCCGTCGCCCGCCACCGGGTCATGGCCCCGATCACGTCCTCCGCCCGGGCTTCCAGCGCCTGAAAATCGCATTCAGATGCCTCTTTCCCCATGTACACCGTCAGGTAGTACGCCGCGTCCACAATCGCCATTGCCTTTCACCTCAATTCATCAGGAAGCCTTGGCCACCACGGTGGTGCCGCCGGCGGCAGCAGGCTGGCCGGAAGCGGCAGCCACCAGGGCCACGGTGATCTTATAGCCGTTGGTGGTGCTGATGAGGCCGTCCGCGGGCAGATCGGCCCAGCCGTCGGAAGCCTTCAGCGCGGTGCCGATGGCCACGGCGGGCGCGGTGCCGGAGGCCGCCTTCCAGACGTACTTCATGCCGGCAGGCACAATGCCGCCGGACACGGTAATGACGGAATCGCCCACGGCCACGGTGCCGGCCTGGGAGGTCACGGTCAGCGCGCCGGCGGTGGTGTCCATATTCACCAGCAGGCCGTCGCCCTTGTTTTCCATCACCCACAAGCCGTGGTACATGGAGAACATCACCTTCCAGCAGTCGCCTTCCTGGTTGGTATCGGGGTCGAATACCTTTGTCACCTGGGGCCGGGAAATGGCGTCCACAGCGGGCCGGGCGGCGATGATCCAGTTGATATTCGCGCCCAGGTTGGTGAAGGTCACGCCGCCCACGGTCTGGCCGTTGGTACGGCCATCGTTGGTGGCGAATACGCTGTGCATGTAGGCGGAGGGGGTGCCGATCAGGTACTGATCATTCAGCGTCTCGATTTTCAGGTTGGCGGAACGCACCTGGAAGTCCCGCACGTTCAGCATTTTGGTGATCTGGCTGGAGCGCTCCAGCATGCCCTTGAGGCCGGTGCTGATCTGGATATACAGCTGCTCGGTCTCGCCGATCTTGTCCTGCACGGCGGTGATGTCGGCCATCAGCAGGTCCAGGATATTGTCCTTGGTGATGCCGCTGGCAGCCTGGGCCACTACGGTGCCATAGCCAAGAGCGCCCTGAGCGGTGGCCGCAATGCGCAGGCAGTCGATTTCGGGGATCACCTTTTCACTGAGGAACACGCGCAGGGCGTTGTTTACGTTCAGGGCAAAATTGGTTTCGCTCACGGCGTAGCGGGGAATGGAGAAGTTGCGGCCCCTGTACCACTGCAGGATTTTGGTTTCCCAGTCCAGGGTCAGGTCGCCGGAAGGTGCCTTACAGCCGTCCATGTCGCCCAGGCCGTCGGTGGACAGGATGGGGATTTTTACCTCTTTGCCGCCATCGTACACGATGCCGGGGTTGGTGTTCTCCATCCACATGGTGCGGGGCATGATGTAGAATTTTTCGTCCAGGATGCGGTTAAATACAGCCGCATAATTGATGGTGTTAGCCATTCGTTTGCTCTCCTTTCGTTACCACCCGGCGGAAAGCTCCTTCACCAGCTTGTCCTCCGGGGTTTCGTTGTTGGTGCCGGAATGCGCCGGCTGCTGGGAATACTGCGGGGTGTTTTTGGGCGCGGGTTTCTGCTCCGGTTCCTGCGTGGGCGTGAAATACTCCTCGTACTTCTCCCGGATGCCGTTCAGCTGTTCCGCTACCGCCGGCGCCTTGTCGCCCCGATCCAGCATGCTGAAAACCTGCTCGCGGAATTTGGGCTTCACCTGTTGGAAGTCCTCACCGCCGATAGCCCGCAGCATGTCGCGTTCACGCTGCAACGCCAGGTATTCGTCCGTGGTCTTGGGGTCAACGGGTTCAGGGGCCTTGAATCCCGCCTTGGTCGCCTCAATGGCGGCCTGTTTGGCTTCTTCCGCGTCGTGCTTGCTGATGAATCCTTCATCCAGGGCGCGCCCGTACAGGCTGAACACCTGTTCCGTCCGCTGCTCCGGGGTCAGGTCCGCATTGGTCATGATCTTGTCCAGCGCTCCGCGTGTGAAAATGCCTGCCATGGTTTACTCCTCCTTTTTGCGGTGCCATAGAGTGATGCACCGAATGCGCGTTTTTCGCCCCGCCGGGCGTGATGGTATTAAAAAAACAGGCCGCAAATTTTAATTGCAGTCTGTTTCTTTAAGCGTAATGTAAATGAGCTTTATTTATCTGCCTTCACGGTTTTGCGTTTCCTGGCCGTTTTCGGCGCTTCTGCGGGCTTTTTCTGCTCACACACTTTAATGGGGGGAAGCTGAATTTCCTTACCTCCGTTAAAAGAATTATTGTACGGCAAATGTTTTCCGCACAGCAGGCAGAAAAATTCGTTATTGGTGCATCTGAGCCGTTCATGCTTGCAATCCATGGTCGTTCCTCTTTGATTTTTAGCTCGTTGTTCCAGCGAAAAACTCCCGCACCTGATCCCACGTATCCGTGGGAAACAGCATCGGATCATAGGTATCATCCTTTGGCCACTTGGCATTGACCGGCGCGGCCTCCCGGTTGCGGCGCCGTGCCCTTCCGGTATCTTCGCAGAATTGGTCAATGTCTGCGCTGGCCTGCTTCACCTTGGCCAGCTGGGCCTGGATGACTTCTTCATCCGCGCCCTGGGCTTTCAGCACCTCCAAATCCAGCTTTTCCTCCCGCAGCCGGCGCTCCAGCGCCCGCTGCTGCTGGCTTTCCGCGTATTCCTTTTCGTTTTCCTCCGGGTCCTGCGGTTCGCCCTTGATGGTGGAAAAGCCGGGGATGAAATTCATGGGATAATGCCGGCAGTTCACGCCGAACAGCCCGCCGCCCCAGCGGAAGGATTCTATTTCATCCTCGCTGTGCACGGTGATCTTGTTCCCGTCCAAATCCTCCACGATGCCGGTCCATCCGCTGCGGGAAATCACCTTGCCCTGCCAGGGGTAGCACAAAGGCCGCGCGCCGTTGTGGCTGCTCACCTGGTATAAATCGCACCCATATTCCTGCGCGCGTTCGTTGATGGCCTCCCGGGCGGTATTGAACATAGTCGTTCGTATGTCCATGGCCACGTAGGCTTCCGGCATCCAATGATGCCCGCCGTGATCCACAAAGCCCGTCAAGCCATTGTCTACCATCCGCCGCACGGCGTCCCGCATGGCCTGATTCCAACCGGAAACGCCCGTCACCACCTCGCCAGTGGCGGTGTTCAAAATGCCCTGGGTGCGCTGGAGGCGGGCGGTCACGTCGGCCACCGTGGCCCGGTAGGCGCTTTCGGTGCTCTCCAGCATCACTGTATTCACCAGGTTCAATTTGTCCGCGCTCTGGGCGTAATACGTATGAAACGCCTGCATCTGGTTGGGCGTCACTTCCGGCGGCAGGAAACCCGCGCCATGAAGAAAGCCCTGTTCCGCCGCCTTGCGCAGCTTCGGTTCCTCGTTCTTCAGCGCGTCCAGGATCGCCGCCTCCAAAGCGTCCTGCAGCGCTTCGTCTGCGCCGGCCAGGCTTTGGGTAATGATCTGCGCCGTCTCCCGGTTCACCTGGCCCATCTGCGCCAAAAGCCGCGCCTGATATTCAAAACTGCCCGGCAGCTCCGCGCCCGCTTTCAGGAAGGGGAAATACTTGGCCATATTAACCATGATCCGGTCTGTAACGGCGCCGTACACTTCCGCCATCCGCCAGCTCATGCCGTCCAGGAATGAAGGGCGCATTATTCAACACCGCCAAAAAGCCTGGTCACGTCCACGCTGTTGGTGGGCGTTTCCGCTTTGATCTGGGCCAGCTCTTTATCAGCGTCCTCCGGCGTCAGGCCCAAAGTTTCGGTCATGAATCGCTTTTTGCTCATCAGCGCCGCGCCCACCAGCATGACGCCCCTGTTGATTTCGGCGTTTTTGTCCTCGATGATGCTGTCGTCGAATTTCACCGCCACGCTATACCCTGCCCGCAGCAGCTCAGCCACAGGCTGCCCCTGCCAGGTCAGCTCATACCGCACGGCCAAATCAAAGATGGCGTCCACCATCTGGCACAGCGCGTCCCGAATGTTATTTTCATGTGCTTTCACGGTGCCGAATGTCTTGCTATTCTCGCTAATCACCTCGGTGGCGGTTTTCATGCCCTTCTGCTGATCGAATGCCAGGGTACCGGGGTCAAATCCGATCTGATTGCACAGGATGGCCAATTCGCCGTTGATGCCGGTAATATGCTGATCCACCCGCAGCTCCACGCTGTTGTCGTAGATTTTCAGGTCCTCCGGGTTGTCGGTGCTCAGCGCCTCCCACACTTCGTCGTCTGCATCAAAGTATTTTTGCGGCGTGCCTCCGTTGATCCCAGGCGCCTGCCGCATGGCCCGGGCCGGGGCGATAATGCGCTTTTTGCCCAGTACAAATTCCCGCTGCAGGCTGTCAAACATGATGTCAATGCCGTGCAACGTAT